ACATTCTCCGTTGAGCTTTTCGATCGCTCATCACCACTTTTCGTTGATGAATTGATGCGCAACATGGCTGCACAATACGCAAAGGTCACAGACACTGCAGTGAATGCAGCGTTGATCGCTGGCGCAACAGCCGATGGCACAACAATCACAACATATCCAACAGCTGCCGAGCTACTTGGCGTCATCGCTCGCGGTGCTGCATCTGTCTATGGCGGAACACAGGGCTTTGCTCGCAATATGATCGTGAACACAGCTCAGTGGTCAAATCTCATGTCACTTAATGACAGCGGCCGTCCAATCTACAACGCATCACAGCCATCAAACGCTGGCGGCGTAGTTCGTCCAGATTCAGTTCGCGGCAATGTCGCAGGACTCGATCTCTATGTCACAGCGAACACAGCTGCAGGCACAGACACAGACGGATCAATCTTGATCGTCAATCCAGACGCTTACACATGGTATGAGTCACCAACATTCCAGCTGCGTGCAGATGTCATCGCAACCGGACAAATCTCAATCATGATGTACGGATACGGCGCAATTGCAACCAAGATCGGCGCAGGCGCATTCAAGAACAACAAGGCCTAATCGCCACCAATTAACCATCGGCCATTTCGCTCCCGAGGTGGCCGAGCAGTAGAAGGGATGAGCTCATGTCAGCAATCGTTACAGCCTCACAGCTGAGATCAATTCTTGGCGTGAGCTCATCTCTCTACAATGACGCCTATTTGGACGACATCATTGACACGGCCGAAGGCGTGATCCTGCCAATCCTTGTGCAGAACACGACAGCCATCACCGAATACAAGCTTGTCTCGAATGTGGCCTATTTCTACACACGGGAGCCACACACTTTTGCAGTAGGCCAATCGGTCGTCGTCACAAAGATGCCATCGCCATTTACTGCCACATTTACAGTCACAAAGGCTGAGGATCTTTATTTCACGGCCGCGCTAACAAATGCAGATGTCTCGATCCGTCAGATCATTCCGAACGGCACTGCAACCTTATCCGGCTACGGCGCGGCCACTTATTACATCGGCAATCCAAATGTCGAAAGCGCAATCCTTGCAGTCGCGGTCGAAGTATTCCAAAGCCGCACAGCTGCAGGCGGTCAGATCGAAGGCGTGGACTTTAGCCCAACGCCATTCAGAATGGGGCGCAGCTTGACGAATCGCTGCATCGGATTGCTCGGTGACTTGGTCGATACTCGATCGATGGTGAGCTGATGCCTGCATCGACTATCGCCACAAGCGTCCGAGGCGCAATCAAGACTGCCATCGCAGGCGTCGCAGCAAATACCTATGACTCAGTGCCTGAATCGCCGATTGTGCCATTTGCCGCGGTTGTCCCAGCATCGCCATATCTTGAAGCCAATCTCATCGGCACATCGACCCGTGTCAGGGTCAATCTTGTCATCACTGTCGGCGTTGCAATGTACTCAAATGCCGCCGCGCTCGACAACATCGAGCAGCTAGTCATGAGCATTCTGGCGGTTATTCCGTCAGGTTACACAGTCGGCTCTGTGTCTAATCCAACGCCAATTTCAATCGGAGCGTCCGACATTCTCGCCTGCGAGATTGAAATCTCAACTCAATACACTCAAACAAACTAGGAGACAAGCTATGCCAACGACCGTCATCACCGGACGCGATCTCGCACTGACGATCGCGACCACAAGCTACGATGCACAAGCATCATCTGTCATTCTCTCAAATGAGCACACCATCGAGACATATCAAACACTTGATGGACGCGCATACAAGGCCATTGATGATCAGTGGACACTCGAAGTCGAAATGCTCGCAGACTGGGGCGCATCAGGATCACTCTGTGAAGCTCTATGGACAGCGTGCGAATCTTCACCAAATAGCACACTTGCAGTTTCATTGACAGCCGTCACAGGCGCAGTCTTTGCGTGCAATGTGTTGCCAGTGTTTCCGTCAGTCGGCGGTGCAGCACCGGACGCACAGACAGTGTCTCTATCATTTACAGTAGTCGGTACACCTACCGAGACATTTAGCTAAAAAGGAGATCGGGAGCATGAAAACAAACATCACAATTGAATACACATCGGGCGAGGTTGCCACTTATGTGGCAGCTCCGCCTGAGTGGTGCAAATGGGAAAACAAGACAGGCCACACCATCACACAAGCTGCAGACAAGATTGGGATCTCCGATCTACTTTTCCTGGCATATCACGCCATGAAGCGAGAAGCAGCTGGCAAGCCTGTCAAGCCTTATGAAGCTTGGATCGAGACAGTCTCGGACATTCAGACAGGCGAAGTCGAAAGCCCAAAAGTTACGCCGCTGGAAGCTTAAATCGCACAATCGTTGAGCTGGCACTAGCCACTCAAATCCCGATGAGCGAATGGCAGACGGCGGAGCAGATCATGACAGCGATCGAGATTCTGGAGAAGCGGAATGGCTAAAGCAGGCAAAGGCACACTTGCCATCACTGTCGAGCCTGTCGAATTCAGAAATCTCATCAGATTGCTGGGCTCACTGCCTAAAGAATCTCAGCAAGAGATCCGCGATCGAGCATTGCCACTGTCACAAAGATTTGCCGGACAATTGCTGCAATTTGCACAAGCATCGCGCACGCCAGTGGCCGTCAAGGTTGCTGAATCACTTGCACCAAAGCGTGATCGATTGATCCGCGTTGATGTCGGTGGTACAAAGAAAGTCGGCCGCAAATACGGCGGCGAAAAGCGCAAGGGCGGCACAGTCGTCAAGCAAGGTCAAGCGGTTGCAGGCGCATTGCTTTGGGGATCTGAATACGGATCACATCGCGGCGTCGATCGTCGCGGTCGTGCTTACTCTGACAGATTCAAGGCTCCCTATAACAAGTCGGGCTATTGGATCAATCCTGCGATGGATTATTATTTGCCTATCATTGCAAGAGAATATGCACAGATGGTGCAGGATGTAGTGAAGAAGGCAGGGATGGACTGATGGCGATTCCAAAGGTCAAGATAACTTTTGACGCCGATCTTGATGGCTTACGCCGTGGAGTCAATGGTGCATCCAATGAAGTTCAGGGCTTTGGCGACAGGGTTGCAAAATTCGGCAAGATGGCAGGCGCGGCATTTGCTGCAGCTGGCGTCGCTGCCACTGCCTACGCTGGCAAATTGCTCGTCGATGGCGTCAAGTCTGCGATAGCCGATGAAGCTGCACAGGCCAAGCTTGCGACCACTTTGGAGAATGTCACTGGCGCGACCAATGCTCAGATCGCAGCCGTAGAATCACAGATCACCAAGACATCGTTGCTGACTGGTCTGACTGATGATGAATTGCGTCCAAGCTTTGAGCGATTTGTGCGTGCGACAAAGGACGCAGATCAAGCTCTCAAATTGCAGGCCGTCGCCATCGATGTCGCCGCTGGATCCGGTAAGTCTCTCGAAGCTGTAACAAATGCCATGAGCAAGGCGGCCGAAGGCAATGCAGGATCGCTGGCCAAGCTAGGAGTCGGACTTACTGCCGCGCAGCTCAAAACGATGTCGATGGAAGAAATCACGGCTCAACTTGCTGCGACATTTGGCGGTCAAGCATCAGAGCAGGCAGACACCTTTCAAGGCAAGATGCAGCGGCTCCAAGTCGCATTTGATGAAGGCAAAGAGACTGTCGGATCTTTCGTGCTCGATGCCATCACACCGATGGTCTCAGGCTTTGTCAATTCAGTCATCCCAGCTGTGCAGAAATTAGCTGAGGAGCTCGGGCCAAAGCTCACGCCAATCTTCATCGCTTTACGCGATTACATCCAAAACTATGTCATTCCAACATTCACAGCCATTTGGTCTTTCATCACAGAATTCGTCATCCCAGCAATCGGCAGCGTGCTCACACCAATCATTGATGGTCTGCGCTCGGCATTTGAGAAGGTCACAGCAAAGATTGCTGAAAATGAATCAAAGCTCAAGCCACTCAAAGCTTTGCTCGAAGTCATTGCCAAAGTCATCCGCGATGTGGTCGCTCCGGTAATTGGCACGATTCTAGGCAGGGCATTTGACACACTTGGCACTGCCATCAGCTTTGTGATCGGTCTATTCTCTCAGCTTGTCAATGTGGTCAATACTGCATTCAATGCCATCCGAAACATCGTCAATTTCATCAAGAATAATCCAGTGACACAGGCTGTCGGCGGAGCGATCGACAATATCTTTGGCGGTGGTCGAGCCAATGGTGGCCCAGTCAATGCTGGCACAAGCTATGTCGTAGGCGAGCGCGGCCCAGAATTATTCGTCCCAAATACATCAGGCAAGATCATTCCAAATGGCGGCTCAGGCGGTGGATCTACCATCAATCTGACAGTCAATGGCGCAATTGATGCCGAAGGTACAGCACGCACCATCATCGATGTACTTAATCGATCAACCTCACGCGGCACACTTGGTGCAGGACAGTTCAGTTATTCATGAGCAATTTTAATCCTGAATGGCGCGTCACGATAGGTGGCACGATATACACAAATGTGACGCTTTCAGGCGTATCGATCACATCAGGCCGCACCGATATCTATTCTCAACCCGTTGCCGGATATTGCTCGCTGACTGTCATCAATCTTGACAATTCAGTCTTTGATTTTCAAGTCAATCAAGGCATGACGCTACAGCTCAAGGATTCGACAGGCACATATCGCACGATGTTCGGCGGTAACCTCACAGATATCACACTCGAAGTTGTCGCCGCTGGCGGAGCTGGCATGGCCACAGCTGCATCAATCACAGCTCTCGGTGCGCTCGCTCGATTGCCAAAGGCATTGACTGAAGGCGTGCTTGCAAAGGATCTTGATGGCATCCAAATTGCTGTGCTTTTGGAAGATTTGCTCGTCAATAACTGGCTCGAAGTGCCTGCCGCTTATACATGGGCAAGCTATCCAGCGACCGAGACTTGGGCAAATGCTCAGAATACTGGATTAGGCGAGATCGATGATGGAATCTATGAGCTAGAAGCTCGTACAGCCGAAGTCACCGATGTCTATTCACTGGCATCAGCCTTGGCCACATCGGGTTTTGGCTACCTGTACGAATCAGCCGATGGCTTGATCAATTATGCAGGAGCTACTCATCGACAGGATTATTTGGCCAATAACGGCTATGTAACCATTTCGGCCAATCAAGGGCTGTCAGCTGGGATCCGCACAGTTACTCAGTCAGGCGATGTCCGCAATGTCATAGCTCTCAAATGGCGAGCAGGCACTGAAGAAGTTGAGGATCTGACATCGATCGCACAATTTGGCAAGCTAGGGCAATCGATCACGACAACATTGCATGACTCAGCCGATGCCGCGGCACAGGCTCAAAGATATTTGGATCTCAGATCCTATCCAAGAGCCAAATTTGAGTCGATCACATTTCCCATCACATCCCCTGAATTCAGCACATCCCAGCGCGATGCGCTTTTGGGCATATTCATGGGAATGCCAATCAGCTTGACTGATCTGCCGCTGAATATCAATGGCGGTCAATTCCAAGGATTCGTCGAAGGATTCACATGGAGCGTCTCGCTTAATTCAATCCTTTTGACGATAAACATGTCTCCAATCGAATTTTCACTTGTCGCGATAAACTGGGAGCAAGTGAATGCAGCAGAACAGTGGAACACACTGAGCAACACACTCACATGGGAACAAGCAACAGGGGCGGTGGCATAAATGGCGAGCACTACGAATTTTGGCTGGGAAACTCCAGACGACAGTGATTTGGTCAAAGACGGCGCAGCGGCAATGCGTACGCTGGGCAATTCGATTGACACATCATTCGTCGATCTCAAAGGCGGCACATCCGGTCAGATGCTGACAAAGGCATCAAACACTGATTTGGATTACACATGGGTGACACCACAAATCGGTGACATCACTGCGATCACAGCTGGCACTGGACTCACAGGCGGCGGCACATCCGGTGATGTGAGTCTCGCGATCGATTCAACAGTGACGACTCTGACAGGCACACAAACGCTGACCAACAAGACATTGACATCGCCAGTTTTGACAACACCAAGCATCAGCAACATCGATGCAAAAGGCGACTTGCTTGCTGGCACAGCTGACAACACAATCGGCCGTCTCGCAGTCGGTACAAACGGGCAAGTTTTAACAGCCGATTCAACTACGGCAACAGGACTGAAATGGGCTGCAGCTGCAGGAAGTGGCAAGCTTTTGCAGGTCGTATCAGCTACCAAAACAGACACATTTACATCGACATCAGGAACTTATACAGACATCACTGGTTTATCTGTCACCATCACGCCATCGGCGACATCAAGCAAAATCATGGTCTTTGTAAATCTCACAGGAAATGGTTCGCCTGCCGTCAATGGATCGTTTTACCAATTGGTTCGTGGTAGCACTGCCATTGCTATTGGTGACACAGCCGCTGGCAAGACAAGCGCGTCAGGCACGATGTACATCAACGATTCCGGACAACAAACAAGCACAAGTTTCTCGCATTTGGATTCACCATCGACCACATCTGCAACGACTTACAAAGTGCAGGGATTGATTCCCAGTGGAACTTTCTACATCAATCGATCATCAGGCGATGGCGGCAGCACAGCTCGCACAGTATCGACGATCACAGTCATGGAAATAGGTGCATAATGGAAAACAAAGACTACGCATTCATTCTTTCAACCCATTTTGGGGATGATCAATGGACTCTAAATGGCGATGAGTACGATGGGCTGACATGGCTCAGCGACTCACCAAAGCCAACACAAGCCGAATTGGACGCATTGTGGCCAGCAACTGTGCAGGCTGCAAAAGACAAGGCAGATACTGCCGCCGCTAATCGCCAAGCAATTTTGGATCGATTGGGAATTACAGCCGAAGAAGCAAAGCTTTTGATCTCATGAGTTACCCAGTCGGATCAGCTGCACATGCCATTGAGATTGCTAAAGGCGAAATCGGCTATGTCGAAAAGCCCGAGAATTTGACCAAATACGGCGAATTCACAAAGGCCAACGGATTGCCATGGTGCGGATCTTTCTGCAATTGGGTACTGGCACAAGCTGGCGTCAAGGTTCACTCAGTCGTCAGCACAGCTGTCGGAGCTCATAAATTCAAGGAGATCGGCAGATGGCATGAAGTGCCTGCAATTGGCGATCTTGCATTCATGGACTTTCCACATGACGGCGTCGATCGCATCAGTCACATCGGCATCGTCGTCGGCATCGATGGCAAGACAGTCACTTGCATCGAAGGCAACACATCCGGCACAGGCGATCAGCGCAATGGCGGCATGGTCATGGTCAAGCAGCGGACAATCGGCAAAGAAGTTGTCGGCTTTGGTCGTCCGAAATATGTACCGTACAAAGGGGAATTTCCAAAGGTAGAAATGCCATCACCAACAAAGGCTGAAAAGCCAAAGAAGGAGAAAAAATGGAGCAAATGAAAGCAGTCGCAGCAAGCTGGGCTCGGTCATTTATGGCTGCAGCTCTCGCGCTGTACATGGCAGGAGAGACAGATCCAAAGACATTGGCGATGGCTGGCGCAGCCGCTGTCGCACCGGTAATCCTGCGGTGGTTAAATCCAAAGGATCAGGCTTTCGGGTTATTGGGGAAGTGACTCGGAAACTACTGGCGGCAGCTCTAGCGACGGGTTTCTTGCTGGGGCTGTCGTCTTGTAGTTATCAAGGATGGACACGCTATGAGTGCCAAGAATATGAAAACTGGGATGCGCCTGAGTGCAATCCGCCGCAATGCAAGGCTCTCGGAGTCTGTACTGAGGACATATACGGAGAGGATCCAAATGGGTTCGCGTCATCAACGCAGACTGACAAATGAGCAGCTAAAAGCTCGGCTCATCGTATTCATCGGCGTCTGTCTAGCACTGACATTTGCATTTTCGGTCGCTGGAATGCTGTACGCGCTGATATTCGTGACTCAGCCGCTTGGTGATCAAGCTCCGAATGATCGAGCATTCATCGAGCTACTTTCGACTCTGACGATCTTTCTGACTGGGGCATTGGGCTCAGTCCTGGCATCAAATGGATTGAAGGACAAGCCAAAATCCATCGATGACACGCCGAAAGACACACGGGAATCTTGACCTTGTCGGTGATCTGCCACATCCTTATCGCAGGGAGCAAATTGCTACCCTAGATCGGGAGCATCATGACAGTCGAACAAATCATTGGCTTTGCTGTATTGGCACAGCTATCACTCGGGACAATCCTCTATTCAATGGGATACAGGGACGGCAAATCGGTCGGATACATGCGCGGCCGCGCTGTGCAAATGGCATCGATGAAATCTAAGGCGGTCAAGTAAATGGCCGGATTCTTGGATGGATATGAAGATGTGGCTGCACGCATCAAAAGACTGCACAGCACATTTCCATCAAATCGCGTGGAGACATCGATCATTGATTTCAATGCTCAAGCTGGATACATCTTGGTGGAATGTCGAATCTATCGTGAATATGAGGATGAGAAGCCATCGGCCATCGATTACGCATTTGGACGGGTCGAGTCTTACAATCCCAGCATGAAGCGATGGTTCGTCGAAGATACCGTCACATCCGCCATCGGACGCTGTGCAGGCTTACTCCTGGGGTCTGAGACAAGGCCAACAAAGCAAAACATGGAGCAAGTCGAAACGATGCCAAAGGCATTCGTGGACAAGATTGAGGAAGATCCATGGAGCAAGCCATTTGCTGAGGATGGATTTGCTACAGCTGCAACAGGCATCGCTGAGATTGTCAATCAGCTCGGCGGCGAGCTCATCGGAGAAGCTCCAAAATGCCAGCATGGGCACATGCTGCTCAAAGAAGGCACAGCCAAGACTGGCAAGCCATATCACGGCTATGTGTGTCCTGAGAAGCTAAAGGCCAATCAATGTCCGGCAATTTGGTACAACCTTACAGCCGATGGCAAGTGGAAGGCACAAGCTTGATGGCCGACATGGAGATGATCAGAATCGCCACAGGCGAGCGCACGCGATTCATGGCTGACGGCTCAATGGTAAAAGATCAAGTCGATGCACCGAAGATCGAATGGTGCGATCGATGTGAGACATTTAAGCGATTTGATGGCGGTCGATATGACACAGTGATGGGATCGCCTGAGCTGTGGTACTGCGAGCTCTGCAAATGAAGATGAAAGTGTCATTTGATGACATGATCGAAGCAATCGAGATCGCTGTGCTCAGAATCAAGGAGATCAATGGTCGTCCGGATCATTCATCACGATACGACAAGAATCTGTCATTTCACGAATATGTGTGCCAATTGGCTGAGTCGATCTGCGCTGAGATTGTGGTGGCTCGATACTTTGGGAATAAGGATTTCAAGCCAACTGTGAACACATTTAAGACACAAGCTGATGTCGGATCTCGCATCGAGGTCAAATGGACAAAGTACGACTCAGGGGCATTGATCATCGGTGAGACTGATCGCAATTCTGACATCGCTGTACTTGTCACGGGCAAATCGCCTGTCTATGAGATCCGAGGATGGATACCGGTATCGATCGCAAAAGATAAACGCTGGAAGCGTCGAGACAATCCATCATTTTGGGTCGAGCAATATAACTTACATCCCATCGAGAATTTGAGGAGATCCAGTCATGGAGATGCTGCGCTTTCAATGTAGGGTCGAAAAGAAGATCACCAATCACGGCGTCAAAATGGATGAAGTGAAGCTTGGTGATGGCATGGTGCTTGTGCAATGCTTGGGATGTGGCGTCATGGGCGTCATGGCTAGGAGCGATGCACATGCCTGAATATGACTACCGATGCGAAGTCTGCAGCAAAGTCAAGACTGTCAAAAGATCATTTAATGATGAGCTCGATCGAGCACCTTACTGTGATGGATGCACAATCCCGATGGCAAGGATCTACAGTGCCAATCCGGTGCATTTCAAGGGTCGAGGCTGGGGTGGCGACAAATGAGCCATGTGACGATGACTTATCTTTGCAATTGTGGAGCTTTACTCAAAGTGGCAGGCAAATATGTGATGGACACAGCCTTTGCAATGAATGATGCAGTGATCGATCATGAGGATGTGACCTGTGGATAACCTGTGGACGACACACCCAAAGCGCGCTCAAGTTGTCCACATATTTGCAACCTATTTGACACGCCTGCTACCGTCCTGCTCTGCAAGCGAGCGGCTGAAGCCGTGTAGCTCGCTAAGGAGACAGGCGGTTAGGGGAGCTCTTTGCCTATTGCTAGGCTCGATTGTCTTACAGATGCAACCCGTACAAGCTGCAACACATGCAGATCAATATCGTCTCTATGCTCATTCAAGGATCATTGATTGGAAGCAATTTAATTGCTTTGCCAAGATCATTCACAAAGAATCTCGATGGAATCCACAAGCTCGCAATGGCTCACACTTTGGGCTTGGTCAGATGAGATCCCAGTGGTATCGCAACCTTGATCCATATCGTCAGATTGATCAGACAATCAAATACATCACAATTCGTTACCAAACGCCATGCAAGGCATGGGCATTTCATGAGCGTAAGGGCTGGTTCTAAATGAGCCTACATTCACAGCGTAAGAGCAACAGCGCACAGTGGAAGAAGATCCGATTGAGGATACTTACAAGAGATGGGCGTGAATGCTATTGGTGCGGCATGGATGCAGACACAGTCGATCACATCATCCCAGTAGCTAAAGGTGGACTGGATATTGATGACAACTTGGTCGCTGCCTGCCGTAAATGCAACTTTTCCAAGCGTGACAAGTTACCGGATGAGTTCATCATGGAGCGCATGAGACGGGGTAGTCTTT